CAAAAATTTCAAAGCATAATATTAAAATAAACTTAAAGTTCTAATATTTACCTTTAAATTTACAATAAAAAGAGAATTAAATATAACAGAAATGTCAGATAGACTTGTTACTACTGATTATACTATGCATTTATTGCTAGCTCAATATGGAGACCCTTTCTCTGTTAGAAGAATGTCTAAGTCTTTCAAAAAGAATTCTAAGACATATAAAGAATTCTTAGAAAAGGATCTGATATCTAGAGATGTTAGGGTGGCACTAGATAAATATGTTGATGCATCTAGAGCTCACTCTATGAAAGAGATACATGCTTCCAAGGTGGAGGGTAAACCTGTTAGACTTGAGGTTCCTAGAGGAATAAGTGGTAATCTTGCAGTTTGGGAAGCTATGGATGAGATTGTTAAAGTTGCAGGTAAAAGTAGAAATTTTCCTCCAGCTCTACTTGTACCTTATAAGAGTGTGATTGTTTATTCTGTTCAATCTGCACTAAGGAGGTCAGGCTCTGTGTTTTCAGTTGTACAACAAAAGATTGTTGAAGAATTTTATATACATGAACTTGAAAAGATGTTACCCCTAATGTATATAAAGGATGCTATCTCTAAGCTTGCATTATCATCTGTAGGTAAATATAATAGTTTGGTTAAAACAGAAGTTGAGGGTAAAGCAGTGCCTGAAAGATATAATAAAACTATATTAATTGATAAAAAGTTCCCTGTTAATTTGGATATAGAAACATTTGGTGGAGTGTCAATACTTACTATTGGAGAGAAGAGAATAGTTCTATCAAACTTGCATCTCATGAGGTTAAGGAAATTATTAACTGCTTTTATAAATCTATTTCTAGCAACAGCTGATATACCAGTATATGGTGAAAAATCATGTTTCTATACTAACCTATGTGGTATTTTGATTGAGTATGCTAAAGGTGATCCAGAAGGTGTTGGAGAATTGTTCAAAGGTGCTAGATCTTATATGATATGTTTACTAGATGAGACACACCTTATGGGAGGCAATCCTGCAAAATCATTAGCAGCAACCTGGGAGGAAACAAAGAGAGGAAAAGTACTTGAAATTGTAGAGAAATTGAGAGGTCTAACACCTACTATAGAAGATGCTATAAACCTGGCTAATATCTTTAGATTAATACCACATCCTGATTCAAATATGGCTGAGGCTTTTGATACAATCAGAGGTGTTAAAGAACCTAACACAGTTGATAGAAATATATTACCAAGGTTTGAGGGTATATTAAAGAGATCATTATATAGATCACTAACACAACAGGGTTATCAAGTTAGATTGATATCTATAGGTCCATTAGGAAATGATTTAGAAAACATGACTAATTCAGTCTCCCCTAAGCAATCTAAGATTATGTCTGCACCATATACAAATTGGTCTGATGTAGTCTTTAGTCCAGTTCATAATATGACTAAACCCAGTGAAATTGTTGTACCAGCATCTTCAAAAGCATCACAGATCCACCCTGAAGCTGTTATTCCTCTTTCTGAATCACTTATAGACAAAGACGGCTTCTATACTAGAGAGGCTACTGAATTTATAGAAAAAGCAAGAACTATAAATGATGCTGTATCAGAGATTAAGAATAAATCTGAATTAGACGCCGATGCTGCAATAAAACATTTTGAGAAAGTTATAAAGCTTCATGAAAAGCTAGAAGCTAGGTTCCCGGGCATCCCACCAGAAGAAATACCTCAAGAAATATTTGAAGAATTTATTAAGGAGAATTCTGATATGATGTATCTTGTAGGAACAGAGCCAAAGTTTGGTGAATTCCATAAAAAGGTAACCAGAATGTTTTATATGGGTGAACAAAAATTAAAGGCTATAACTCAAAGGGTTGAAAGGTTAGCAAGGCAAGTTTCTAGGAGACAGTTTGGTGTTTCGATAGTTAAAGCATATAGAGCTAGGAGGGCAGATCTTGAAGCATTTTGTAGAGCAATGGGTTCAACGATTGAGGGTTTGAAAGCCTTATTTGTAAGTTTCGATATGAGTGAATTTTCAAAGAAATTTCCTATGGAGCTTATGAGGATATATGGAACTGTATTAGCACAAATTTATGATGCTGAATGGTTATCTAGGATTGATATTATATTTAGAGCATCTATGGTAATACACAATAGTAGAGGGTTCTTTGACATACTTTTCGGAGTAAAAGGTGGGTTTGAAGGTTTCTTTAATTTTGTATGGTCATCAATACATGCTGTTGTTATGGAGATGGCTCTTGATGCATTAGGATATAAAGGTAATCTCCTCACTTTTTCAGATGATGGCTTATTATTAATATATTTGAATCCAAACATGACGAAAGATGAGAAGAGGGAACTTATGATAGTCATACAAGATATTTATAAGAGATGTGGATTAGTATTCCATTTAGGAAAAACACTAGTGTCTGAAGAGGTTTGGGAATATTTAGGTGATGTTTGTTATAAAGGTAAACTAATACCTATGTGGGTTAAAGAAGCATGCTCAGTAGGTAAAAAGATAGAGACATCAGGTATTAATCCTTTTTATCAGGATATAAGGTCATTAGAAGGTCAAGCTGACGCTATGGTCTCGGCAGGAGGGAACCCTCTTACTGCATTTATACTCAAAAGGATACTATTCGAGGAAAGGGTTAATAGGTTGGGTATGAAAATTACACCTGCTATTATGGAAGTTCTTTCTATTTTACCATCAAATACAGGAGGTCTTAGAATAACTTCACCTTATGAAATGATGGTCCAAAGTACTATAGAAACTGATGCTGAAATATTAGCAGATATTCATCTTTTATCTAAATCAGATGAAGTTTTGGCTTCAGGGATCATGTCAATGCTTAGTGAGAATGTGACAAAGAAAAAGAGAGTGTTGGGTGGGATTATGTCAGGAAATAGTTTTTCAACAGATATAGGGAATACTTCAGGTATGGATATAATAAATAAAGCTATTGAGGAAGCAAAAGAGAATTATGAAAATCCTAAGGAACTTGAATCAAATCCATTTGAAGGTGAGTTTGGTAATAATCTAGAAGAACTCCTAAAGACGCTTGAAGACATAAACTTAGAGGCAATGCAACAACTAATTATGACTACTCCTGTATACCAGAATTATACTAGATCTGTTGCACTAATGAGAAGTGAGGGTGCAGTGAGATTGGTTTCTCGTAAGACTTTGAGATATTTACAGTCAAATGACACTAATAATGTTAGGAAAACTATATCATATATAACTAACTACTTGAGAGACTCAGCCACAAACAAATTTAGACTGATGGAGACATTTTCTAGATTAAGGGAAGCTAATTATCTAAATTTATCTTTAGCCCCTATTAGACCAAGCCCTAGGGTTGCATTAACAAGGGTTGATCAGCTTGGAGACATACAGGTAAGAGTAGAACCACATAATGGTAGATCAATGGCCTCATCTACATATATTGAACCACATCTAAGACAACCTAAAGATATAACGACCATTTCATGGAACTCTGAACGAACAGGTGACTTTAAACATAAAACAATTAGAAGATTTGCTGAGTCTGTTGCAAAATATTTAGCTTTTTCTCCTAGATCTGAAACTTTTGTTAGATCGCTAGCAAACATTATGGGTATATCTTTACCTCATATACCTGTTGGTTTAGTGACTGGTGCTCATCGTAACGTTGGATCTGGTGATCTAAATCTCGATTTTAAACTAACTGCTCCTAGGGTTTACCTTGTTAATAGTGTTGCAAGGTATATAGGAGCGACAGCATCTAATATATATGGGTTAGGTAGGATTGATAGAACAACATATCCAGAGTCTGCAAGAGCCCTAACTTACTTTGATTATTTTGTCCGCTCTCTAGGTTTCTTGGTACCTGTTAGTAAAGTCCTTATAAATGAATATATTTTTGATAAGGAGTTCTTTGATTTAATGCATATAACAAAGGAAACATCATTAAGGGGGCCTATGAGGGCATTACCTAATGCAAAAGAGCTCGATGAACAATCAAGAACTGATTATAGAAATGCATTTATGGAGTATATAAGATATTCAAAGTTTTCATCAAGAATATCTGATATGGATATGCCTGAGATAGCTATAACTGATGTTGACCGTAGAATGATAAATGAGCTATCAGTTGCTTCACTGTCTAAATGGATTGTTGATACTATATCTCTATCAACAGAAGTAATTATACCAGAAGCCGTTTTCCCGACATCACCTATATCTCAATTTTATGTTGTAAGGAGGGCAGCCATACTATCTGCTTATAGGATGATGAACCCAGTTCTTAAAGGAAAATTATCAACTCTTGTCATTGGTTATATTTTCAGAAAAGAAGGTGACTCTAAATCCTTAGATGAGCTAAATAATAGCACTGCATTCTCAGAATTCAGATCAAGGTTAGTTATGGTTTGTACACTTTTGTCTTCATCTAATCTGCCTGGAATTAGTGATATTGATCTTGCTAATATGATGGACAGTGTCGGTTTAGAATTAGATGATCTTTCTGATATAGTTAGATCATCTATAATGAATGCTGCGGGAAAAATAGTAGTCATGAGGACACCATCTCATCCTGCAGGGAAGTTTAGTAGAGCTCACAGGATAGCCTATACTGAAGCATTCAATACCACATTACAGTATATATATAAAGTGTGTGAAGATGAAAAATGGGATAGAAATCTAATAGCAAAGAGGTTGAACATCACATCCAATATTGATGATCTTATAGATTTACTAACAATATCAAAAACTATACTAAGAGAATCACCTCACAGATCTTCAGAATCACCATATAACAAGACTGCATTTTATATACATGTAAGGAAATTCTATTCATTCCTTGAATATGTTTCTCTTAATATGGATGATATTACAGATGATAACACTTTTGAAGAATACTTTAATGAATATACATTAACTCTCTTTGAGAAAGAAAGATTAATTACTGAAGTAAAACCAAAAGCTGGTGAAGTTGGACCTGATCACTTAAAGATAATAGATGAGCCATTAGATACTCAAATCATGGGCAGAGCCAAAGCACATTACCATGCATTATCAAGAGGTAGGGTACTTGGTTCAAGTGCATCAGAATGGAAACCATATGTTATGGATAAAACTATGTTGAATGGTATTATAACATCCTTCTATCAACTCATAATACAACCAGCAGCAAGATCATTAGTTGAATATCCTGCTTCATTAGATAAGGAAATATTAGTTAACTTTTATCCATCTACTAGAGCCAAGAATGAATTAATGTCGCTAACAGTTACACCTTATGTTATAGCTGGTAATATATTAAATGTGAAGAAATTGACAGATATCGGTAGGATAGATGTTACAAAATTGTTAACTGAGCATGTTAAAGCATTTGTTCTACAAGAAGGTATATCAGGTGTTACAGTTCCTGATGATGCATCTTTGATGTTGGCTAAGGCATGTTCATCTGTCGAGTTACCTAATTGTCCAAAAATAAGAATGTATGATGATTTCCACAAATCAGATATAAGAGTTCTGCTTCTACTTCATACTGATATAAATTTAGCAGTGACTTCTTATGCTAACCTTGCATCTTTGAATAATTCTCTTGTTACAATTTTCAAAGATACAGACTCTTCTAATTATGCTATTACTGCTGTTTTCCTTGACCAGCCAATTAGGGTTATAGACACTACAAATAAGAAGACCAAAATTACAATTGATGTTCCTGAAGTACACCCAGGAAAAATAAGCGATATGATATCTACTATGACAGTATTGGGTAAGAGTGATGTTGTTAGGGCTAATTATGATTATAAAATAAAATCTGCAAATTTACAAGTAGATGTTCCACCAAGAGTGTCATATGTTATAAATTATCTTAAAGAGATTGGTACTGAATCTCAAGTGAATAATGAAAATTATTTAATACAGGCTGCAACAGAGTTGGCAAAAGAAAGTTATATGCCAGGAGTAAAACTTGCTTGTTATGCTTTAGTATTATTATGGTTAAGAGGGGAAAGTGATTTAAGGAATTATAGAGGGCTAATCATAATGCTTAATAATAAATTGAAGGATAAATTATTATTAATGAGTCTTGCAAATGACATAGCACTCACATTTACTTGGTTAATGGTTACAAGATTGTCAATGTCAATAGAAATGCCAGTTGATAACTTAAAAGTGATAAAGGCTGAAGTAATAGAGACAACATGCTGTGTTGAGCTACCACTAACTGCAACTACATTAAGACCTCGACCTATAAGGGAAGTATTAGCACTTTTTATAGAAGCAAATACTAGAAAGATTATAGGAGAAGTCGCATCATACATATATAATGAACCTCCTAGAATACTAGAGTTAGAATATGACACAGCAAACTTAAGTCTGGAGGATGAGGCAGCCCTGGCTGCAGCTGAGGATATGTTTGAATAAAAGTTTATTTATAATCTCACATATCATACAATATTTATAAGCATAATAAAGATGAATATAAAAATTATATTTAAAGAATAAGGAAAATAACGAGTATATACAAATATATAAGTTAATCCATTAATTATTGTTCATCATTTGAATTCGTTG